TTGTAGTCCAGATACGTCATTTCTATTTCTCGTGCCTTTCAAATCATCTTGTTTGACATCACCGCAGAATATGATCTTTGATGATTCTCCTACTCTCGTGATGATTGAATCGAGTTCGTGAAAAGTCATGGACTGGCACTCGTCCACAATGATCACCGCATTGTCAAATGTTAGGCCTCGCACAAAAGACGAACTCATGAACTCGACCATTTTCTTTTGTTTTAGAATTTGATACGCGTCGCCTCTCCCAAAGAGGTCATTAACAATATCAATATAAGGTGTTTCATATACTGCCTCCTTTTCTGCTCTTGAACCTGGCATAAAGCCTTGTTCTCGTGTTTGGACAGCAGAACGAATGATAACTACCTTTTCATAGTCTTTTTTCTCTAGCACATCTTTGAGTGCTAGATATAAACCACACATTGTTTTTCCCGTTCCTGCTGTTCCTATGGCTGCTAGGTTAAATCCTTGTTTATAGCTGTCGAATAATTGCTCTTGTGTTGATGTAATTGGAGTAATATTTCGCATTCCAAATTTTTGATTTAGAATACTTACCATGTGATCCATATCACGTTCAACTCTTCTTTTTTCTCTACGAGACATACGACGCTGTTTAGCCATGAAACCTCCTTCTAAAACGACCTCAGTCGATAGGTCAGAAGCCGTTTATTGTTTATTGGTGCATGCACATCACCATGTATTGATCGTGTTGTGCTTATGCACGGTTGCTTTTTTGAGAACATCACGAAAACTGTCGTCCGGGCGACGAACACCCACACGTACCGGGTCAACCGTTCCCGGAAATCTTTTGAAAATTTGCTTGATATGAGGATTTTCTTCGAGGAATAACTCTCGATCAGAGTTACTCATCGACTGTTCAAATTCTTCTTTCGTGTTTTCGTCTCTGAAAGAATATGTAGGCATTAAGTCTCCTTTACAAAAAAGGCGGCCGCAAAGCAGACCGCCATCAATACATCATTTAGATCTGCTTATGTCTATTTATACAAGCATTTCATAGATTTCTTTCCAATTCCGCACTTTTACGATAGAAGAATTGTTATAATTTTTGTTGAAATCGTGTTCAATCAAAATAGAATTCAAACCGAGGTTCAATCCTACTTCGGCGTTTTTTTCCTTATCTTCAATCCAAGCACACCCACTGTCCCGATAAGGTTCGAGAGCTTCATCCTTATCAGCACCACAGTCAAGGCATTCTACACGCTCGAACACGGTTTTTCCGAATAGGGCTTCCAAATTTTTGACCCGAAGTTTTCCAGCATAGACGTCAGTACTCAAGGACGTAATACAGTGGAAAATGTAACCATGGTCTTCATGCAGTTTTCGAACATACTTTACTGCATCCCGAAACTGAGGAAGCCAGCCAATTGCGGCAGACTCATTAAAATGGCGAACAAACTCTTTCGCTTGTGCTTTAGGAATATCAAACGTCTTTGCAATATCATATTCACCGGCAAACACGGGTTGAAAGCCCTGTTCCCGCATCCACCGGAAAAAGCCATATTGCCAATCCAAAAGCACACCATCACAGTCGGTCAAGATCAGTTTGTTACTCAGTTTCAATATTTTGTCCTTCTTTGATTGTTTCAAGTTCAGCACGAACTTTTTCGATCTCTTGTTTCAATCTTTTCAGTTCATCGCCAGTGCCAACCGGATGTACTTCAAAATCTGTCATTATTTGATATTCCTCTTAGCCAACAACATTGAAGTGAAAGTGAACACCGTTCTGAACGGCTTCCTGTCCAACAAAAACCGGAAAGAACCGACCTTCTTCATTGGTCATCATGAAGTGCCGAAAGCTTGCGCAACCAGCTTTTTCAACAGCGCGGCGAGCATTGACGATAGTCTTGTAGGTTTTCGGAGCGGTAAAAGAAAATTCGCGGTTCATGTTGGTTCCTTTCATTCCCTATATTAGCAATATATAATGATTCGGAACCGATGTCAACTATCCTCTTCGGAAATATTGTCTAAAGCTGAATATTTTTCTTGAACCTTGTTTCGACGTTTTTGTCGGCGAGACTCCATCCTACGATCCTTTCGACGAGTATCGATATCAGAGTCTCCCCACTCATCGTCTCCCCATTCATCACGAAACTTCTTGAACGACTTAGCCATTTTATCCCTCTTTTTTACCGACTAAACCAGGAAATGCTTCATTGACTACACCGACCGGTAGCCCCTTGAAAGGTTTTTGTGCAATCATCTTGACAAGCAACTCTGCATCATTGTCATCAACATCTTCGAGTAGACTGATGAACAGGTTTTCGCGCTTGACTTGATTTAGGTTGTCATAACCGCCACCTTCGATGAAAATCCGCAGACGTCTTGTTTCCTTATATAGCATACCTTCCACACCGACATATCCATTCTTTTTCCAAGGCGGAGGTGTTTGAGGAATCAAAAACTTGACGTTATCTTTGTCATATGCGTACTTTAGAATAGTCTGAAGGGGAATGGATGCATTGGCACGCAACCATTCTACTTTTTCTTTTTTTGTTTTGAGTTCGGCAACTTTATTGACGATCTCTGATAGTGATAATCTCATTTAGAAGTCCTGTATATCGGTCATTAGGTTTTTCAATTTCTTTTCCATGAAGAAATTCATCAGTCGACCTCGACCGACTTCTTTGTCTTTATTGAATTCTTCAAGGATCTGTTGCTTGTATTTGTCTGGAACTTCACCCAGATCAATTACTGTCTTATTTCTGTGGTATCGACGGAGTGTTTCTTCGTCCATCTCGTTGGCACCTTTTGAATACATGTCGAGCCGTTTTGCAGTCATGGGTTTCTGCCGTTGACCAACAGCGAGGCAATTGTCAGGAGACAGAATATTCGGAACACCGTCACCAACATCACCTTTCAATACGTGTTCAACCAGGTATTTTTCTGGATCATTATTCTTGATCCAGCGCTTGCGTACTGGGTCGAATTGTTGTACGTTGGCATATACATGAAGCTGAATATAATCTTTATCGCCAGAAAGGATCAGGATTTCTTCCGAACCAATATTCAATTCAGTACCCAGTTCGTGCACAATAGTGCCGATAACATCGTCGGCTTCACAGCGATCAAGATGAATTACCTTGTATGGAAAGTATTCTTTCAACTCTTCTCGAATTGTGTTTATGATCCTAAACAGTTCATTCCAGTCGAGTTCAGACTCATCACGAGACTTCTTTCGATTTGCTTTGTAGTAAGGATAAATTTCTTTGCGCCAGCTGTTGATTCCATCCGCACAAATAACAAGTTCGCCAAACTGTTCGCCAAACTTCTTTCGATTTGAACGGAGTGAGTTCAGAAACATGTGTCGAATCAAATTTTCATCAACATCAATATTATGATGATTGCCGATGCTTGCAAACAAAGAAGCAAGCATTACTTGGTTATAATCTATGAGTACCATTTCTTATTCCACATTTTACATATAATCTAACTATATCATTCTTCTTTAGGTTTGTCAACATCTTCTTCATCGAGATCAATAAATTCAAGAGCAAGTTCTTGTAATGGATGCTCTATTCCCTGAGAATGTAAATATAGAGAACGAATTGCCTCGAGTAGAAGAATGATCGACGGGTAATATTCCTCAGCATCAGCGTCAAACCTACAACCAGATCTGACCATTTCGTTTAATACATGTGTCCATAGAAATTCTGAAATATCATCAGCAAAACTTCTTTTGTATTCAGACAATTTTTCCGCCAGTTCTTCCGGAGATTGTGGCGGAGCATCAAACTTCATCTTGGGAAACGTGATTACATTATTTTCTTTCATTATTTAACTTTTCCAATAAATTGTTCCAACTTTGACTGAAACTATTTATATTGTGTCTAGGCAAACTATATACACCCCGTGTATAGTTTTCGAAAAAGCGATCATCATTCTTGATATGTAGTAAAATATTTTTAGTTAGAACATAACAAAGATTTGCATGATCTTGTGTATTTTCTGTATAGTCATAAACAACAGTAGCACCATCGGATGTTTCCAATAATGCACCATAATTTGGATGAATACAAATCAAACCATTACGAATCGCTTCAATTAGTGCAATACAGGACGTCTCTTGCCATATACAAGGATACATGAAAATGTGACTTTGTTGCAATGCTTCAAGAACTTCTTCATTGGATACACTACCATGATATGTCATATTCGGATGTATTTTGATTTGTTCGAACAAATCCTGAAATGGCTTGTCTCGCTGTTTCCAGCCATAGATCTCAAATGAAGAATACACGTCGAGATGAATGTTATCAAATTCTTTAGTAAGTGCATCAAAAATCGGATACACAAGTTGAAGCCCTCGATGTGGTGTAGTATGATATATGAACCGTATCTTGTCCATATCTTTTACTAACGGAGCTTGAAACTGTGTTTCAATTGTATTTGGAATTACTGTGCACTTTGAATAAGGCAACCCATGATATGCAATATACATGTCTCGCTGCCATTGACTAACAAAGACAAAATGGTCAAACTTTTTCCAACCTTCATCGGCTAGAATTCTGTTTTCAGAATCTGTTGCCAAATCGTGACAATAAAGAATGTTAGGAACCTCCGAATACAGCTCGCGAGGTCTTGAGAAGTGAATGGCAACCCGAGATAACAG